AGCGACCGAGTGCTCAAGCCCGCCGTTGCCGCCATCGCCAACAAGATTGACTTTGACGGTCTGACCATGGCCAAGAACAGCACCGCCAACATCGTTGGCACCGCTGGTGTGCCCCCGACCGGTCTTATCACCTACCTGACCGCCCAGGCTTACCTGGACAGCGAGGGTGCCCCGCGTGATGGCCGTCGTTCGTGCATTATTGAGCCGTTCACCAGCGCCACCATCGTTGACAGCCTCAAAGGTCTGTTCAACCCGCAGTCCGCTGTCAGCACCCAGTACCAAAAGGGTCTGATGGGCCGTGATTCCGGTGGCATGAACTGGAAGATGGATCAGAACGTCATCTCGCAAACGTGCGGTTCTTGGACGACCACCGCTGGCACCCTGACCGCCAACACCCAGAGCATCGGTATCGCTACCGGCTGGGCACAGTCTTCGACCATCACGCTGACCCACAGCGCCGGTCTGACGCTGCGCCAAGGCGATGTGATCCAGATTGCCAACGTGTTCGCAGTCAACCCGCAGAACCGCCAGGCTTATGGTTCGAACAAAAATCGCAACTTTGTGGTTCAGTCCACCGTTACCGGTTCGGGTTCTTCGACCATGCAAGTGACTGTGGTTCCGGCCATCATCACTGGTGGTCAGTTCCAAAACGTGACCATCCCCACGACTTCTGCAACCGCAACGGTTACCCCGTTTAGCATCGGCACCTCGGCTACCGGCACTGTGAGCGCACAAAACATTGTGATGCACCGCAACGCCTTCACCCTGGCCACCGCTGACCTTGAACTGCCTGATGGCGTCCACTTTGCTGGCCGTGCATCGGACAAGGAACTGGGTCTTTCGATGCGTATTGTTCGCCAGTACACGATCAACAACGACAGCATCCCGACCCGTTTGGATGTGCTGTACGGTTGGGCACCGCTGTACCAGGAACTGGCTTGCCGAGTTGCGGCTTAACTTTTAATTGAAAGGAAACCTATCATGGCAAATCCCGGCCCAGCAAGTACCCAAACCAATCACCCTTCAAATCTGGCCACCAACCAGGCACTTCGCCTGTTGGCCAGCGCCCAGGGTGTTAACCTCAACAGCGTAGGCGACACGGTGGCAAACATCGTGAACCGCATCGGCAACATTAGCGTTCAAAGCGTGATTGTGGCCAACGCCAGCGTTGACCTGACCACCGCCCAACTGGCCGTTTACACCGGCCCTGGCGCAACTGGTACGGCCATCAAGACCGCCTATGCTCTGACCGGCAATTCGGCCAGCGACAAAGTGGTCATCACCGCCGCAACCGACACCGATGCAATCACTGTGGATCAACTCTACATTCGTTGCACTACGGCACAGGGCGCAGCGGCTACCGCTGATGTCTTCCTCTACGGTTACGACCTGACGTTCCTTTCCTAAACGGATGGAGTGAAACCCGAGAAAGCCGCCCTCACAAGGGGTGGCTTTTTCGCATTCAACACCTATAATTTCGCAAGAAAGGGGATTCAAATGCTGCCTACATTCCGACCCAATGGGCCGACGTATCGGATCACGGTTCCGTCGTCTGCTTCTACCCCCCTAGAAATCGTCCCCAACACCAACGTTGAAAACAACTTTGTGGCGTTGATTAACACCGGCAGCGCGTCGGTAGTGGTCAGCCTGGGCACGACTTCAGGAACGACCAGAACACCCGCAGTTCCTAGCACTGGCGCATCAACGCCTGGCGTGATTCTGCCGCCGAGCATGAACTACCCGATTGTGGTTCCTGCTCCGCGCAATTCGTTCTTCATTGCCATCATCGGCACTGCCGCAAACGGCGAATGCTTCGTGACGCCTTTGGCTGCGGGGTAAGCCATGGCGGTTGCCAACCAGCAAACCATCAATATCGTTCCGGTTCAGGGTATTTTTGGCCCTGAGCCGACGTTTACCCCAATCACGCTAGTTGGCCCTGCTGGTTCGTATTTTTATCCGATCATCAGCCCGATTCAGTCAGGGCTGACGATCACGAACTCCACGATTGATTCGTCAATCATCGGTGGAAATGTTGCGGCAGCGGCGTATTTCACGACAGCCCAGGTGGCTGCGACACCCGTAGCAGACGCAGACGTTGCCAACAAGGCTTATGTTGATTCTGTGGCGCAGGGGCTGGACATCAAAGCGTCCTGCCTCTACACGACCACAAACATCATCACGCTGTCGGGCTTAGGCGTTCAGGCCGGTGGCGATTGGACATCAAGCCTGACCGCTGGCGACCGGATTCTGGTCAAGAACCAAGCCAACGCAGCGCAAAACGGCATCTATGCAGCGTCTGCATCGGGCTGGACACGCACCTTGGATATGAACAACTGGGCCGAAGTGCCTGGCGCGTTTACGTTCATTGAGGACGGAGCGACCCTAGCATCAACGGGATGGGTCACTACAGCGGGTTCAACCGGCACGATTGGCATCACCAATATGCCCTGGACGCAGTTTTCAGGGGCTGGGACGTACACAGCAGGAAACGGGCTGCAACTGATTTCTAATGCGTTTTCGGTCAAGCTGAACGGCACGACCCTAGACGCCAGCGCCAGCGGTCTGAAGATTTCGGACACCTACGCAGGACAGACCAGCATCACGACCTTGGGCACAATTGCCACGGGAACCTGGGCGGCTACAGATGTTGCTGTGCTGCACGGTGGTACTGGGGCATCTGATGCCGCGGGGGCTAGAGCAAACCTGTCTGCTGCCGTACTGGGGGCGAATAACGACATCACCAGTATGTCGGCCATCACAGGCGCAATAGCCACACCGACGTACATCGACTTCAACAGCACCCAAAGCCCGCTGCCGACCGACGCGACCGCAAGACTTTACTACGACAGCAACGATCAATTCCAAACCCTTGCCTTCCGCATGAACGGCAATGTGGTGCAAAAGATTGGTGAGGAGCAGTTCTATCGAATCAAGTGCCAAGGGGCCATTACCAAGGGCCAAGTGGTTTCGTTTGCCGGTACGGTTGGGGCGTCTGGTGGCCTAATTGGAAAAGCCGCTACGGGCCTGACCAAAGATCAAGGCCAATTGATTCTTGGCTTGGCTGCGGAATCTGGCAACAACAACGCCTGGATTTTCGTCGTTTCGTTTGGTGAGGTTAAAAACATCAACACCACAGGCGGCGCAGAAACCTGGGTTGCTGGTGACGAACTGTTCTACAACCCAGCCGTCACTGGTGGGCTGACCAAGAACAAACCCGCAGTTCCCAACGCCATCGTTTTGGTGGCCGCGGTGGTTTATGTAGGAACGTCCAACGGCATTTTGTTTGTTCGGCCTACCTACGGGTCTATTTTGGGGGGCACTGATGGAAACGTTCAATTTGGAACACTCAATAACCTTGACGTTCTCCAATACAACGGCACAGGTCAGTATTGGACAAACGCTGCCGCCAGTAGTCTATCGGTCAGCTACGCAGCTACGGCAGGAAGCGCCACCACAGCGGGAACCGCAACGAACCTGGCAGGAGGGGCCGCGGGAAGCCTACCGTATCAAACGGGTTCCGGCGCTACTACGTTCCTGGGGCTTGGAACATCCACTTTCATCTTAACGGCTGGTGCATCGGCCCCAACCTGGACAAATCCATCCAGCATCACAGTGGGAACGGCCACAAGCGCCACCAGCGCGGGCAAGGCGACGAATTTGGCGGGTGGTGCTGCTGCAAGTATTCCCTATCAGACTGCGGCTGATACAACGGCGTTTTTGGCGTCTGCTGCCGGTGATGCTGGCAAGGTGCTGCAATCCAATGGAACGTCGGCCCCGTCTTGGGTCACTCCTGTGGCCTACGCGACGGTTACCGATGACACGACGACGAACGGCACTAGGTATCCGCTATTTGCAAACCAAACCGCGGGCAACCTATCAACGGTCTTTGCATCGTCCACCAAGTACCAGTACAACCCATCAACGGGCATTCTGACGGCCACAGGGTTCAGCGGATCGGGTGCGAATCTGACCAGCCTTCCCGCGGGGCAACTGTCGGGCACGATTCCATCAGGGGTTCTTGGTAACTCCAGCCTGTTCATCGGCACTACGTCAATTGCGTTGAATCGTGGCAGCGCCAGCCAAAGCCTTACCGGTGTTTCGATAGATGGCAGCGCGGGCAGCGCCAGCACAGCAACAACGGCGACCAATGCCAACAATGTGGCGATTACGGACAACACATCGTCCTCGTCCACTTATTACCCCATGATGTCGGTGAATTCCACCGGCAACAATCCAGCAACAACATCGTCCACCAAATTTTCGTTTGTACCTAGTACGGGCGTTTTGACAGCAACATCGTTTACCGGTGCGGGTACTGGCTTAACCGGTACGGCAACCAGTTTGTCGATTGGTGGGAATGCTGCAACCGCAACATCCGCAACCAATGTGTCTGGAACTGTTGCAATAGCAAATGGCGGCACGGGTCAAACAACGCGTCAAAACGCGATGGATGCGCTGGCTGGCGCAGTTACATCAGGCCAATACTTGCGCGGCAATGGTACTGATGTGGTCATGTCTGCAATTCAGGCTGCTGATGTACCAACATTGAACCAAAACACCACAGGAACAGCTGCCAACGTCACCGGCACGGTAGCAATTGCCAACGGCGGCACAGGCCAGACCACAGCCACCGCTGCGTTCAACGCCCTGGCTCCCAGTCAGTCTGGGCAAAACGGGCGCTATCTTAAGTCTGACGGCACCAACGCAAGCTGGGACGCTATCGATATCAGCACTACTGACATCACGGGTGTTCTGCCTGCGGCCAACGGCGGCACAGGGGTCAACAACGGCTCCAGCACCATTACGCTGGGCGGCAATCTGGTCACCTCTGGCGCTTTTGCCATAACCCTGACTGCATCCGGGGCCACCAACGTCACACTCCCTACGACGGGCACACTGGCTACGCTGGCAGGATCGGAAACGCTGACCAACAAGACGATCAGCGGCTCAAACAATACGCTGTCCAACATCGCCAACGCCAGCTTGACCAACAGCGCAATCACCATCAACGGCAACAGCGTGTCTTTGGGGGGCTCCACCACCGTCACTGCTACGGCCACAAATGCCCTGACCATCGGCACTGGCTTGAGTGGCGGCAGCTACAACGGCTCTTCAGCCGTCACGATTGCGATTGACTCGACCGTTGCCACCCTGACGGGAGCGCAGACGCTGACCAATAAGACGATCAGCGGGGCAAGCAACACGATCTCCAACATCGCCAACGCCAGCCTGACCAACAGTGCGGTCACTATCAACGGCAACAGTGTCTCGCTGGGCGGCTCGACCACCGTCACTGCGGTCAACCCCAACGCGCTGACCATCGGTACTGGCCTATCCGGGGGCAGCTACAACGGTAGTTCTGCGGTAACGGTTGCCATCGACTCCACTGTTGCTACGCTGACCGGCACTCAAACGCTGACCAATAAGACGTTGACAAGCCCAACAATGACTGCCCCGGTGCTGGGCACCCCTGCGTCTGGCAATTTGGCCAACTGCACCTTTCCAACACTGAACCAAAACACCACAGGAACGGCTGCTAACGTTACTGGGACAGTTGCGATTGCAAACGGTGGCACAGGGCAAACCACCGCCGCAGCAGCCATTACGGCGCTGGCGGGCACTCAGGTTTCTGGCCAATACTTGCGTTCCAACGGCACGGCTACGGCTCTTTCCGCGATCCAAGCTGCGGACGTTCCAACGCTTAACCAAAACACCACGGGTTCGGCTGCCACTTTGACTACAACGCGAACATTGTGGGGTCAAAACTTTAATGGCAGCGCCAACGTCACTGGAGCATTGTCTAGCGTAACAACATTGTCCATGTCTGGACAATTAACTAACACGGTTGCAATAGGAACCGCGCCGCTAGTTATTACATCAACCACACGGGTGGCAAACCTTAATGTTGACACCGCAGGAACAGCAGACAATTCCACAAACATTGGGGTCACTGAAGACACCACGACCAACGCAGATTACTTTCTTGTTTGGGTAACAAGCAATACTGGCAATTTGCCCGCAAGAGTGTCATCGACTAAACTTAAATTCAACCCATCCACAGGTATTTTTACCGCAACGGGTGGCACTGGCGGGGGCAACTTCTAATGAAC